ATCACGAAAATTCGGGCGCGGAAAAATCAATAAGGGTTATAAAAAAGGATAAAAACCGACATGCCATTACCACGAACACCGACAGCGATATTGCAAACGAGGGGATCAAAACGGGGGAATCAACGGGCGAAAGCGGAGCCGCAAGCCGTTATACCACTGCACCCTTGCGCTGCGCCCGACTGGTTAAACACAAACGCCCAAACGCATTGGCGTGAAATCCACAAGACCTTACTGCAAATGGGTGTGTACTCCGACAGCGACAAGATCGCGCTTGGGTTATTGTGTGACTCGTTGGGTGATTATTTATACCTTAAAAAAGAAGTCGAGCGCGAAGGGTATGTTTCAATTTCGGAAAAGGGATTGCCTTATCAAAACCCTTTGGTAGGTATGCGAAATAAATCTTTTGAACATTTGAAAGGTATGCTTTTACAATTTGGATGCACGCCTGCGAGCCGAGCGAACATATCAATCACAGGGGTGGATGGGAACGAGTCAACATTAGATAAACTACTGGGATAATACATTTGGTTGAAAAGTTGGATAAAAAAACCGTTGCGCTTTTGAAAAGTTTGCCCGGGTATGACCCGTTCAAAGGCGCGGACGGTTTTTATTTTGATTTAGATTTGGCGCAACGCGCCGTCCGGTTTATCGAGACGGCTTGCACTTTTACGGCGGGGGAGAAGGCGGGTCAACCTTTTTTATTAGAGCCTTGGCAAAAGGCGATTGTCTTAAACCTGTTCGGATGGTATAAAAAAACGGACGGATTGCGCCGATTTCGTGAAGCGTTTATTTTTGTACCTCGCAAAAATGGTAAAACGGAGCTGGCGGCGGCGATTGCCTTGTGTGTCATGTTTATAGATAACGAGGCGAAGGCGGAAATATACAGCGCGGGCGCAGACAGAGAGCAAGCCAAACTGGTTTTTACCGCCGCCAAAACAATGATATTACAGAACAGGGACTTTAAGAAGCATGCCAAAGTGTATGTCAACACTATTACACGGGTACAGAACGGTATAGAATCCGCGAGTTATAAAGCGATTAGCGCGGACGCAAACACTAAACACGGTTACCGTGGGCATTGTATTTTAATAGATGAACTTCACGCGCACCGTGATAGCGAGCTGATGGACACGCTTATCACGTCCACTGGTTCACGCCGGGAGCCGCTTGTAATTATAATTACCACGTCCGATTATGAGCGCGAAAATTCGCCATGCAATCAAAAACACAAATATGCAAGCGGTGTGCGGGATGATGAAATAGATGACATGAAATTTTTGCCCGTGATTTACGAGGCAAGCATTGAAGATGACTGGACCACCGAAGAAGTATGGCGCAAGGCAAACCCGAATTATGAAGTGAGCTTGTATAAAGAGTACATGGAATCGGAGTGTAGTAAGGCGCAACAAAACCCAAGTTACGAAAACGTTTTTAAGCGGCTGCATTTGAACATCCGCACGGAGACACAATCACGATTGTTTGATATAGCGAAGTGGGACAGTTGCACGGATAGGTTACCGTTAGAAGAATACGAAGGACAATTCTGTTACGGCGGGCTAGACCTTGGCGCAACCTCGGACTTGACGTCGCTTTGTTTGCTGTTTAAGCGCATGGACGAGCTGGACATCTTTGATTATTACTGGTGGCATTGGACTCCGCGCCATGACATCATTGCTCGTGGACGCAAGCACGGGATTGATTATATGGCGTTGTCGGATATTGGGGAGTTGACGTTATCGGCTGGGAACGAGGCGGATTACGCGGCGATTCACCGCGATATAAACGAACTTGGTGACAGGTTTAGTATAAAATCCTTGGCGGTGGATAGGCTTTTTCAAGGTGCGCAACTGGCGCAACAACTGCAATCTGACGGGTTTCCAATCGAGATAATGGGGCAAGGTTTTTATAGCATGACCGCGCCAACACAAGAGTTTATGAAACGGGTAAACAAGGGGACAATAGCGCATGGCAACACTAGGATCATGCGGTGGCAGGCGACCAATACGCAGGCGAAACTTGACCCGGCTGGCAATATCAAGCCGGACAAGGCGAAATCGGGGAACAAAATTGACGGCATAGTATCGGGAATCATGGCGACCGCCATGGCATGCCAAGACCAATGGCGCAGCGCATACGACCGGGAGGACGTGATTATATGAGTGATACACCAGAGCAGTACGGCATGGAGTGGGGAACAATATCGGACAGCGACATTTGGGACAATGACAACTTGCCCATGTCATTGCTGGGCGGCGGCGTAAGCGAGTCCGGCGAAAGCGTGAACAAGCATACCGCGTTAAAACACCATGCGGTATGGCGTGCCGTCCAAATGATTAGCCATGACATTAGTAAAACCAATGTCCATGTTTACCGGCGCGATGACGATGACACGCGGACGCGGGACAAGCAGCACCCGGCATCTGTGTTGATTCGCCGCAAGCCCAGCAGCTTTATGACCGCGTTTAACTTTTGGCAAGCTATACTTTTATACTTGTGTGTTACAGGCAATAGTTATGCGGGGATTGTGCGCAAGCCGAACGGCGAACCCATCGAGCTTTTGCCTTTGCCCGCGGATGACATGTATCCGGTGCGCAAAGACGGCGAACTGTATTATGTCTATGTGCCCGCCAATACAAACAAACAGTATGTGTTTGACCCGCAAGACGTTTTGCATTTTAGGTATATGACCTTTGATGGGATTATAGGCTTATCGCCGCTGCATTATGCGCGGGATACATTCGGGCTTGGCTTGGCGGCGCACAAGTGGCAGGACATCTTTTTTAAGCAAGGCGCCAAGTTGTCGGTAATAGTCAAACACCCAAATAAGCTAAACAATGAAACGGTGGAGCGTATCAAGCGAGCGTTTAGTGACCTATATAGCGGTGTAGGCAACGCGCACAAAGTTGGCGTACTGCAAGAGGGGATGGACATCACACCGTTTAGCGTTAATCCCAAAGATTCACAAGTGATTGAATTGCTTGCGGCAAACGTAAAAGAGGTGGCGAACATCTACGGGATACCGCCGCACCGTTTGGGCGACTCGACCAACGCCAGTTATTCAAGCCTTGAGCAAGAGAACCAAAGCTATTTAGGTAGCGCGTTAGACCCAATTATGGTCTGTATGGAACAAGAGATGAACACAAAACTCTTGTCTAGTACAGAACAGATGAACGAAACGCACTTTATTGAGTTTGACCGTAAAGCGTGGTTGCGGGCAGACCTTACCACGCAATCGGCGTATTACGTCAACGCCTTGAGCGGTGCGCCGCACCTTACCATTAACGAGGTGCGCAAGCTGCAAAACATGCAACCGCTTGACGATGCGCGCGCTAACACTTTGCTATTGCCAAGCAACAATTACGCGCCGGATTCCAGCACGGCGAACGAGACGGACGACGGCGCAACGCAAAACGGGTACGCCGCGCAATTGGACGCGGTGCTAATGGACACCGCCACCCGGGCGTTCAAGCGTTGTTGCGGGCAAATCAAACTGGGCGACATGCAAGCGTTCTATCTGTCCTACCGTGATAAGATGGAGCCGGGCATAAGCGCGGACTTTGCAAGCGTAGCGGAGCTGTACGCCGCAATGGGTGTGGGCGATGCGCAAGTATTGTCCGGGCAATGGGTTGAATTTGTGTTAAATGAAGTGTCTAGTTTTGCTACGGAGCTAAACAAGAAACAATATAAAAAGGAAACGCTATTCGGTGAATCACTCTTGGCGTTATCAAACAAAATCAAGGAGACAGTTAAATGGACAAGCTGAAATTTTACAGGCAGAACAACATTGAAACCTTTGCGGCGGAATCCGGCGAGATGCACATACGCGGGTATGGCGCACTGTACTACGACGGGACGGAAGCGACGGAGTACAATATCGGCGGGTACTTTATCACGCGCTTTATGCCGGGATCGTTCGCGCTTGACGGAGGAGAAGACATCCGCGCCTTTTTTAACCATGACGCGAACATCGTTTTGGGACGCACATCGAGCGGCACGCTGTCTTTAAGTCTGGATAATAAAGGACTGTACTACGATATTGTGCTACCTGATACGCAGTCGGCGCGGGACATTTACGCAAGCGTGCAGCGCGGCGACATCAGTGGCGCAAGCGTGACCATTATCCCAAAGACGGGAGGTGACAACACTTACAAGCAGGGCGAAGTTTATATTCGCGAATTACACGCAGTGGAGTTGCTAGAAGTTGGGCCGGTAACTGTGCCCGCGTTTGACAATACAAGCGCGATTGCGGCGAGCGCAAACGACATGGGCGCGGACAAAGTCATTGAGGATTACCAACGTAGGGAGTTTGAAGCGAGGGAGCGCAATATCCAACAAAAGGATAAGGTGCTTGCCATTTGACACACAGTAAGGAGTGTGTTATAGTAGCGGTATAAAAGGCGTATACCTTAATGGTTAAACGCCCCGTATTGACCTTGTAAATCAAGACGTTAATCGGATTCCAAGCAAATAACTTTGCCGGAATTGGATTAGCGTCTTTTCCTTTTTCTCGGCAAAACACCAACAAAAAAGGCTATTTACAATGGACAAGAAGAAAATTATAGAGCTTAAAGATCAGCGCGCAAAGCTGATTACAGACATGCGGGAGTTGAACACGCCCGACATGAGCGAAGAGCAACTGGCATCTTACAACAAAATGGATGCGGACTTTGACGCGATTAGCGCAACGATTGCCCGCGAAGAAAAACTATTGGAGCAATCCAATAAATTTTCAGCGGACTTTGACGGGCGCGAAGTTGAAAAGAAAATTGAGGCGGCGACCGCCGGCGACAAATTTAATAAGTTGACCGCCGAGCAGGAAGCCGAGGCGATGGGCGCATGGCTTCGCTTTAACCGTAAGTCACCTAACGATGATCAGCGCAAATATGCGCAACGCCTTGGGCTTGACTTTAACACTAATGCGATTGAGGTCAAAACGTTAAACACGTCCGAATATGGCAATGTGTTGAAATTTGCGCAATCAGCGACACAGGGCGACAAGGGCGGTTATCTTGTGCCAGATACCCTCATGGGTGCTATCGAGATTGCCCGTATTGAACACGGTAATGTGCGCCAGGTGGCACAAGTTATCCGCACCGATTCCGGCGGCGACTTGAGTTGGCCTACCGTTGACGACACAGCAAACGCGGGCGCGGCTGCACCGGAAAACTCAGAGCGTTCTACCACTGATTTGACCCTTGGTAAAAAGACTTGGGGCGCGTATACCTACACGTCCAACTTTATCAAGGTGCCGTTTGAGCTGCTCGAGGATTCCGCTATCAACTTAGTACAGTTGATTGGCGAAATGATGGGCGAACGCTTGGCGGAAACTGAAGGACAAAAGTTTACGACCGGCACGGGCGCGGGCGAACCGCAGGGGATTGTCACCGGCGCGGCTGCGGGTAATACCACTGCTGGCGCAACCGCAATCACCTTGAATGAGTTGCAAAACCTTGCATATACCGTCGGATCGTACTACCGCCGCCAGGGACTCGATCACATAACCTGGACCTACGATCCTCTGCTCAGCCGCAACGCGCACCTCAACATCGTCGAGGGGAATCCCCAATCTTTCAGCCTTGGCTAGTACTTCTGGCGGAATTTTTTCTAAGGAGGGCGGATCGAGTGCTGCTGGCAATTCGGCTAGAGCGCGCTGAATCTGCTCGATACTACCGCTTA